TTGTTTGTAGCCAGAAACTTTTTTTCTATCTTGTGATACTTGGTTACTAGAAATCATACCACCATCAGCTTTTTTATTTTTCTTACCACCAGGTGTAATCTTTCCACTACAAACCCCGCTTGCATACATATTAGCATATGCGCTAGGATAGACTTTAAATTTCCGCTTAGCTGCGGCTTTACCTCTTGGACATAGTTTGCCCATTATTTTACCTTGCCACCTTTTTTCATAAAGCCCATTTTGTTACGAACTTTTTTTGGTAATTTTTTAAGTCCCTTGTTCTTTGGTGGAACTGGTTTTAATTTTTTGTTCATCGTCCTTGTCCCCTATATGGTTTAAAGCTTCGTCGCTTATGTTTGTTCATGGTAGATGTACTTATTCTACCATTGCCTATTGTAGTCTTTTTAACTACATGATCAATAGTGCTATTAACTTTTTGTTTCTTCATGAGTACATCCTACACAACCACACCAAATACAAGAAGTATTACAATGACAAGCACATTGACATTTTATGCAAATGGTCATTTCGTAATTTTCTTAGATTTTTCGAAACTGCGGAGCCCGGCCATTCCGAGTAAAGCTGTGACAAGCGGAAATAAAGTCGACATGTCAAGCTCAGGTAAAGGTGCATGATTTACACTAAATGCAGCTAAACCAAACATAATAAACTGTTTTAAGACGTACTCCCACAATATCGCTAACGCACAGGACATCCCAATGAGGGGGCGCCACGACCGTTGCATAATACCACCAATACCTGTGGCAGTGGACTTAGCATCAGCTAAGTTGATATCCATTTGTTTGGAGTTAATCTCGTTTTCTAATTGTTGAAGTTTTATTTTAATCTGACCTTTTTCTTCTTCTGAAGTGTGGACACTGTCAATAACTTTACCAACAGTGTCTACTAAAGATCCGCCTAAAATTTTTGATAACATTGTTTAGAGGTATTGAGCTGCGGCCCAACCGATAACTACACCGATTACAAGCCATTTTTTCTTTGGGTGCTGTTCCCAAAGATCCTTAATCCATTTTTGCATTAGAATACTCCTTCGAATTTAAGACCTTTAGAAGCGATACCATAACCTTTTTTACGCTTCTTATCCTCCGGAACAGAAGTAATTTCTACTTGTTTTCCATAAGGAATTTCCATCCCTTGAGACACAGGTCCTTTTTTGGGTGGTATTGTTTTGGTTAACTTTTTAGTCATTAGTGTAATGTTAAACTATTATGAGGTATTTTCAACCTACTAATTTGATTACTAATGTAAGTATCTGCGACGTACTCACCATAAGCATCGACCATTGTTTCTCTACTCATACTTAGCATTACTTGTGCTAATTCGACAAGATCAACACCCTTTTCTGCTTGGTCTTGTATAAAGTGCCTAGTATCATCAATAATTTTTTGAACACGTGCTTCTGTTTTTTTATCTATCATATCCATAATGTAATATGGCTTAGGCACTTTTTCTACTCTTCTTTTCAACTTTATTTATTGTGCCTTTATTCTTAGAAGCATAGAATACTTGTTCGCCTTTTTTCTTTCCGTATTCTTTCTTCATTGACTTCATAATTTTTTTACCTTTTTTATTTAGAGGCATTTTTATTTCTCATATTTAAATTTTGAGTTGTCATTTTATCGTACTGAACTTCAGCACGTTTATCTGCTACATCATAATCTTTTTGTATTCTCGCTTGATCAATAGCTGTCTTCTGTCTGAGTTTCTCAGCGTCTAATTGTATTCTCGCTTGATCTCTTTGAGAATCCATTTGATCCTTCATTGCGTCTTGTTGTAGCTCTTGTTGTTTTAACTGTATTGCTGGATCAGGCTGACCTGCACCAGATAACTGTTGTGATGTTTGTTTTAACTCTCCCATAAACTGAGCTTCTAATCTTGCAACTACTTGATCCATTTGATCCTCTGCTACTTGACCTTGTGATATTAAGAAAGCGGTTTGCTCTTTTGCTTTTAAAGAAACGTGCTCCAAAATGTGTTTTTGAAGTTTCATGGCCATTGGAGGATTGGCCAAGATCATTTGATTAGTTCCAAAGATTAAATGATTTTGAATATGTGCATCGTGATCTTGTCCTTCATAGGCGCGCATTAAATTACCATCGAGTAAATCTGCGTGTTCCGTGGCAGGATCTTTAGGAGCCACGGGTGAATCTTTTCTTAAAATCTCATCAACATCTTTAACACCTAGAGCCTCATACATTCTTCGATAGGCTTCTTTCATGTTATGTAAATCAGGAGCGCTTTGAGCTAACTGTAATTCTGTTTGAGCAAGTGTTACTCTTTGTGCAGTAGAAAATATGTTAGGATCAGAAACAGGTAACACATCTAAGCTACCATCAAAGTCTTCTGCTTTAATGGTGCGATCAGCACCTTCCACAGAGTAAGGATAAGTTTCTGGTAAGTAATCAGCAAACACTTTGTAAAGTAATCTGAATTCTTTTTTCTGAGAATAATAACAACGCTTATGAATCGCTGACATGATTCGAGATCCACGTTCTAATAAAGCGATCGTTGTTCCGACAGGAGCTTGTTGATTTGCATCGCCCACTTGCATATCTGCAATGCTAGCGAAACGCTGACCGGCCTGTACAACAAAACCTAACAAGCTGTATAAAGTTTGAGAAGGTTCTTTGTATGGAAGAGGTATAAATGAATTTCTTAAGTCACCATTCGGTGCATCGATATCTCTAAACTCTCCAGGTTGTAAAGGATCAGCATCATCTCTCATGCGAATACCACGAGACTTAAATCCTGCGGGTAAGTTCGATAGAGTTCCTGCATCTAATAACTGTCTTAAAATATCAGTAGCAGTTCTTGATAATCCACCAATCAAATGAATTAAACCAAAACCGTAAAAACCTAAACCAGGTAAAAACTTGTACTGAACAAAATATTGTTTTTTTATTTTCTTCGGATCGTCTTTTTCATAGTTTCTTCTAATACCCACCACTTGACTTGATCCTTCTTCAACAGTCACAATGTAAGGAATTTTAATCCCAGTCATTTCACCAGAATCATCTTTATCTTCAAAATCTTTTAAATCGATAGAAGTATGAAACTCATAAAGTTTTACTACTTTATCTGCATAACTAGGTTTTGTTCCTTGTAGTTCATTATATCTTTTTTGTACTTCATTCTCTTCTGCTTCTTGAGGTAAGATATCGACATCTTTGTAAAATCCTGAAACTTGTTTTTTTCTAAAATCATTGTAGCTCATGTTGATAACATGACAGATACGTTCACAGTTATCTAAGTCAGTTGACAGATAATTCACAACAAGATCTTCTGCTGGAATAAATTTAGAAACAGGTCGCTCCATTAATTCATCGTAGTAAACTTTTTTAAATGTCGAACCTGCTAAAGGTAAATAGAATAACATTTGATCATACTCAGGAGTATAATCCTCCATCTTATTCATTAACTGAAAATTCATAAACTCTTGAACACGTCCTGCTTTTGCATACTTCTCTGGAGTTTCATCTCCCATGATCACTGTTCGCACAGGACCGCCCGATGGTAATAGTTCTTTAAATGCTGTTGCTTGAAACTGTGTAGCACTTTCGGCTAGTAAAGGATGAGTCGCGGAACTTGCTCCGCGAAACGGATTAGTTCTCTCTTCGTATTTGATACCTAACAAACCTAGACCTTTGATATAAGAGTCTTCCCATTCTTTTCTTGAAGACTTGTCGCTTTCAAAGTCTGACATTAACTCATCAGCTAATTCTCCTAAATCTCGATCATCAATAACTTCTGCTAAGTTAGAATAGAATTCAATTTCAGGTAAAGCTTTTCTTGGATCAAAGTCGAGCGTTGCGCCGCCCTCCTCATCCATCTCAATCTCTAATCCTTCGGGAGCCGGAACTCGTTGTCCGTCAATTACAACTTCCGTTTCTTTTTTTAAGATTTCAAGTTCAGGTTTACCACCTAGGTCTAAAGCTTTGTCTATATTATCTGCCATTGTTTAAAGGTCTCGTTAGATAATTTATATCAACTAATCCACCATTTACAAGCGATGGTATTTCAGGCAAAGATACAGTTCCACCTTTATTTTTTAATTGAATATTATTTTTCTTTAAAAGGTTTATGACTTTGGTTGAGTCGAGGATATTTTTGTATCCTTCATCCCTTGCTCTTGAGATTTCTTCGATAAGGGAAATGATATTGCTGAACGATTCGAGGGGATCCCCCTCTTTCTCCATTCTTGCGGTGATACTCTTTTTAGCGGCATTTTCTAGCTCCTCATATAATTCTTCTTCAATATAGTCTCCAAACCACTTTGAGTCAACTACTTCAACAATCCTGTCCTTTCCAAAAACCTCTAAAATAGCGTTTCCAACTTTTTCCGTATCAGGTTTTTCTCCTCCAAATGTAATTGTATCTAAAACAAATCCACCAGGAACTGGAACTACATTAAAATCATATCCTGATAATTGATGCACTTTTTGTAATTGACTGGAGGAGTATTTTGTTTCAGGAACATAAAACGAATTTGTGATATTTTTACCTTCTTCTACTTCTTCACCAGGTTCAATATCCGTGAAATTACTAGAAGCCACTGCTTTTTGATTTAAATGTTTTCCTAAAATAGCTAAAGCTTGTTGTCTTTCATCAGGACTTAATTGAACGATTTCTCCTTTATTGTTTGTGTAGGTGGATGGGATAATTACATTATCTCCTACCTGACCCTCAAATGTTCCAAATCCTTTTTGCATCCTACTAACACCGACATTACTCCCTGTGAGAACAGAAAATAATTTCTCAATAATAGAGGGCTGTTTGTCTTTTCTTGTAATTAACTGATTATTTGCTGCTTTATTAATTTTTGATATCTGTTCCATTAAAACATTGTCGTCAGAAAAATTTTCAACTAACTGTTGAATCTTTTTTCCCGCTTCTGTTAAAAAGCTTCCTGACTCAACCGTCATCTTTACAGACTCTTCAAAAGGCTTAACTGTTTTCTGAATATCTCTTACAAAGTCAGGATTAGTTATTTCTTCTAAACTTAATTTACCGTCTTTAAATTCATATCCTAACTCTCTCATTTCTTCGATTACATCAGGAGCCACTTCCGCATAATTCGTTGACCGCCCGCCGCGGTTCTCGGTCCACAGAATTGCTTGCAGTTGATATGGTTGTAAAGGCTCTTGACCTTCCGGTAGATTAGCATTTACCTCTGCCGTTAAATTATTTAAGGCCATTGTCATTAAACCATACAAGTCAGGATTACCTGCCAAAGCTGTTGGCTTGATTCCAAAAATATCTGCCATTTGTAGATCGTTCACTGTATTAGGTTGTCGATCAGTTGTTCCCATAAAGTATCCAAAACTATCTGTGAAGTTTTTAAACTTAGGAGAGTAAATAGAAGAAGTAGGGTCTTTTAATAATTTATCTAAAGATTGTATTTGTCTAAAACCCATACGAATAGGTCTTCCCGCTTTTAAATCAGAAAAAACTCCTAACGCTATTTTAAAATTTTCTTTAGGTGTAACACCACCAGAAGTAATAGATAGAACATCTAAAAATTTTGACTTATCGTCGTCACTTAAATCTTGTAGAAAATCTCCAAAGTATTGAGAGCTTAATTCATACCAATAACGAGCAGCTTCATCTCTCTTCAAAGAATTATTTAAAGTATCAATATTAGGCATCTTTAATCCGAATCTCTCTACCATCGCCTGAACATTGACACCTGTTCTGTTCTGGTAATCTTGTAAAGTAGTGTTTTTAATTTCTTCTAATTTATCTTCACTAAACTGATAATTAATCGGATCTGCTTTTTTATTTTTATAATCGATTTGTCTGACATCTTGATTACCAAAAATTTTTACAGGGTTAACCACTTCT